TGTAACTATCATACAGTGTATCCCATTAAAGGTTGATTGAGTTTAATCTCTATCATATTTATCCTCCATTCTTATGATGTCGTCTTCTTCGCACTTCCCATACTGCATTTCATAGATGACTAAATCAGTATCTCCAGTGTTAATAAGCTGATGGTTGTCATTCACGTTTATTTCTACAGTGAATCCCTGCTTGACTTTCCACTTGGTAACATTATTCCATCTGAAATATCCAAATCCTTCTGCCACATACCAAAACTCACTCCTTTTAGAATGCCTTTGGTACGATATTTCTTCGCCGGGACTTATCACTATCCTTTTGAAGACCACCTCATCAGACCTAAATATATCTTCATAGAAACCCCAAGGTTTTATTACATCGCCCATTTAACGATCCTCTTTTATCCTCATTGTAAACCCAACAGGCTCCGCAGATTGAACCCACCCCCAGCCAACCAACACCTCTAACAGTTTCTTATTGCATTCCTCTATCGTCATATCAGAATTATCAATCACATAATCAAATTCATCATAGCCTTCTAGATCATTTTCGCTTGAGTGACTGTCGTCATTGGGCCTTCTCAGTAGTCTGACGACCTTACCCCCAGCTTCATGTACGGCATCGACTTCATTTCTGAATCTACAATCACCTATTATAGCAAGCTCGCTTTCATCATCTATGATGTGATCTATACAGATCGAAGTCCAAATATCTGATTTTATTTGTCTGCAAATATCCGTTCCAAAAAATTGCAGGAATTCTCTGGCGGTCGTTGTGCCTGATTTGTGTTCTGGTGATAGATTTTCCCACATAATGTTTGTGTGGGTGTTCTTTTCTTGATCAGTGCCGTAACATTGTTTGTGTGTGAGTCCAAACAGGCTCATGCAAACCCCTTTTAGCGGGGTGGCAAAATTGTAAGCCCTGATGAAAGGCCATATCCTTTGTGATGCGTATGAGGCAAACTCAAAATCATCCCTTTCTACATCAAGGACACCCATACCCTCTGAGGCCCCTCCTCTTTCATCAGTAGTGACGGCATTTACAACCAAGTTTCCATTCTCATTTATTTCAAAAATCTTTATGGCTTCAGTTCTTTTCATCTCATAGCCGTGAAGAAAATTAACCCTAGTAGTTTTTCCACTCTGCTTAGATCCTGAAAACGCCAGTATTTTCTGAGTCATTATGTAGTCTCGTTTACGTAAGATGTCTAACTAGACGCTGAAGCTCTCACCGCATCCACAACTGCTAGAAGCGTTTGGGTTATTAAAAGAGAATCCACGTTTCGACAAGTCTTCTATCCAGTCAATGGTAGTGCCGTCGATAAATAATTCGGCCTTCTTTTCTACGATTAGAGCTAGGCCACCCTGCTCGTATTTATTGTGGGTTTTGTCTGAATACTCTGATAGTTCTACAAAACCTAGTTTATATTCAAAGCCAGAACATCCCCCACCCGCAACGGCAACCCTAAGTAGACTATTAGTAGCATCGGGCAAGTCTTCCATAACCCGTTTAATTTCTTTGACTGCCTTATCGGTTAGTGTTACCATTATATAAGACCTTGTAGTTGAGGATTTAGTATCTGCTGTATCTCAGAAACGCTCATGTCACCCACGTCTTTGTGTGGGGTTATGTCTGGAGTATATATATTAAAAAGTCTTTCACACTGGGTTTTTATCCTCGCAGACGCATCTCTTCCCGCTTCATCGCTATCGGTTAAAATTATGAGATTCAACGCCCCAGACCTCTCTAATATTATACGCTGATAATCACTCAAATAGCAACCAAACATTCCAACAGAATTCCTAATACCGGCTTCATGAAGACGCCACACGTCTCCCTGACCCTCCACCACTACCACGCTGCTGGTTTCTTCGATGAATTCCTTGGCGTTCCAGTAGTTATATAGGAAGTCACCCGTGTTAAGACCCTTGCTATTAACCCATTTATGAGTCAAGGGCTTCTCCTCCAGTGATCTCCCAATGCACCCAGTCATGTAGGCGTGACTGTCATCATACACCGGAACAACAATTCTATTATACATAGGTTTTGATGGGTCTTTGCAGATTCCCACATCAAAAAAGTCTAAAGTTGACTGGTTAAATCCTTTGTTCAAATAGTATTCGACGGGCCTACACAATCCCGCCACAACCATCGCCCTAGTCGCGACCTTGTTTGCTTCCTTTTTTTGTTTAAATATGCTATTTGCACACCTTATAAAGTTTGACTTATCTTTTTGAGATTCGTCTACTTTTATGTCATCGGGGGAGAAGTTCAAAAATTTAAATCCAAATGAAACGGCTTGGGGGAATCCTACTTCCTCACCTCTCTCTCTAGAGAGGATACCTCGTAGTAACCCCAAAACAGAATTGATGTATTCTTTTTCACAATGGTGGGTCCAGCAAGACCATACTATTTGGTTTGGAAAAATGTCTGATTGTCGGATGCTAAACCCATCCTTTTTGTCTCCGTCATGCACAGGACAGGGACAGTATATCCACTCGTCCTGTTCGGTATATTCAATATTGAAGTGGTCCAGTATATCAATGATTCTTTCAGATAACTTCTCAGAGAGAACGCTGATCTTTTCTTTTTCAAATTTCTGCATTAAGTTTTACATTTCAAATGGAATATCGTTTTTATTGTTATCCTCTACAACAAATCCTTCATCTTTTTGTTTAACGACTTTTCTTATTTCATTGCGTGTACACTTCTCAACAATGTTGGCGGTCTCGCCCTTCATAGCCATGCTTATATAGTCTCTGTCGGAAAGTCCGGGGCCATGTCTGGCAACGATTGGGACCAGCTTTTTGTTTCCATACTCATCGCCATCCTCTGCAATCTCTTCATCACTCTTATTCTTAAAAATACTAAAACTGGTGCATAACCATATCAGTCGGTCTGAGCCACTGACAACATCCGTAGATTCTTTGGTTATACCATCTCTGTTTAGCTGTACAAAACTTAGGCATGGACAATCGTATTCAACACAAAAGTTATGAAGTGCGGTTATCTGAAAACCAAGAGCCTGAAACTCCTGAACGCTATTGTTGATCGTGTCGGAGGTCATCAATTTCAAGTAGTCGTAAATTATCAAGCAGTTATTTGTTCTGCCGTTCTCATCAAAGCCAACCGTTTGTATAATCCATCTTCTCATCAGAGAAAGTATTTCATCGAAAGGCTTTCCAGATATGCTGATATAATCATATGGTATTTCTTCTATCTTTCTGGCTGACCTCTCAATTTTTTCTTTATTTGTCTGGCTACTAAAACACTTTCCTGTAGAGATATCATTTATATCTATGCCACTTAATTTAGCAAGTATTCTGTTGAGATGATCCTCTTTTGACATCTCGGTGTCCAGCATCAGGACCGGTATGTTCAACTCGCCTGCTACATGCATCGCAACATTATCGCCAAACATGCTTTTACCAACCTTGGGACGAGCGGCGATTAAGTCAACACACTTTCTTCTGAGTCCTCCCCCGATACTAATGTCATACCGACTGTATCCGCTGGGTATGCCCAGTATGTCTGATGGATTTTCCTCTAGGTGTTTGATGTATTCTTCAATGTCTTTACCCAATGGTAACGGAGTACTGTCTTCTTCTCTGTTTAGATTGGAAGAAAAGTCTAATATAGGCTTCTCCGCAATATTTATTATTTCACTTATACTCTCGTCACCATCAATTGTTGATATGTTATTGTATATTTCTTTAGATAGCTTTTGTATATCTCTTGCAAGCTGTAGTTTACGAATTTTTACTGCGTGCGGCCTAACATTTTCTAGCTTGATCGGAAAATGATATACCGCACGAAGATGTTCAAGACCACTCTTGCTGTTTAAGTTGTCCTGAAAATCAAGATCATTGGCGGCGGCTAGTATTGAGGATATATCTACAGAGTCAGATTTTTCAAGCACTTTACAAAGACACTTGTAAATTATCTGATTTTCTTCGATAACAAAAGTATCAAATTCAACTACCCCGCCTATGTCTATAAAAGCGCTGGCTCCATGTGAACAAACTCCTGAAAGAACCGCTCGTTCAGCCGCTGAGTTATGTAATAGATTCACTTTTATCTTCTTGTTATGCAATTATCGCACTTGTAATTTTCGCGAACTAATGTGGGATGGATCTCAAAATTCTTATTGCACGAAACACATGTGGTAGAAATTCTCTTGAATATCCTTCTGGTTCTTTCGACGGGAGGTTTAACCGCCAGTTTTTTATCCACAGCCGTGTCTTCCGAGGCTTCGGTCCCATCATCAACAAAGGTGTTCTCTCGATCTGTGATATCTAAAGGTTCTGATCTGGCTATCCTACTTTTCCCGCTAGTCTCCGACGATCTGGTTGAGGTTATAAAACTATCTCCCGCGTCTTCCTTCTCTGTTTCAACCACCTCTTGTTCATCTTCTGCGATGACTTTTTCTCCAGTCAGATCTTCAAACCCCTCAGAGACAAGGATCATATTATTTTTCTGTATGCCAGACTTTATCTTGTCTATAGGATTCATGAGTACGCTTTCCTTTTTGCAAGTTCCAAAAGTGATTCACCCATTCTTCGTATGTCTCTTATTTTTTCAGTCATCTTGTCAACTCTTGCTTGGGCATGTTTTCTGATATTGTCTAACTTCGAAGCAAATTCATTGTTGTTTATAACGTTCTGTTGTTTTATTTCATGTTTCATGTACTTGTCAAACTGTCCCATCTCAGCAGTAACAATTTGTCTCAAAGAATCATTAGCGTAGTTTAGTTTTACTAAATTGAGATTATGCTCTTCCTGTAGATAATTAGCGTAAGCAAATACCACATAAGATTTCGCTACACATTCCTCGGGGGAGAGGTTTTTTAATTCTTCAACTGTCAAGTTTAGTATCTCGATTGCTTCAATATTAAACCCTATGGGACATAGGTGCTTAGAATTTATATAATCCTCGGTTGCTTTCTCAAACCTAGCAAGACGCTCACTCGCCGTTAATCCTTTTTGTCCAGACATCATCACTCTCAGAATATTTTAGTACTACTATTGTAAGGGAATTTAGTTTACACCAGTCAATCTTGTCTTGATCTCTCTTTCTAGAGCGATAGTACTCACCTTTGGTTTTGTGGTAGAACTTCACAAACTCGTAATGTTGGCTGCCGTGAACTTCTACCACAAGATCGTGTGATGGTACAAAAAAGTCTGCGTATAGTAGCGACTTCCTATTGGGCGTGTTGCTACCCGGAAGGGAGACCTCTTCAAGAAGACGGTCTCTTGGAAAGATTTCACGAAGGATTTTTCTTGCTCGCAGATGATTTTTTGATCGGTGTCTCTTATCATTTTTACTTGGAACATGCTTGGTCAGGTTCCACGTTTTTTGCATACCATCAAAACCTAAAACCTTCACAGAATTGCCTTTAACTCTTCATTCAGCAAATTCATGACATCTGGGTTTTGTTCGATAAAATTGTACAATTTATCTTGTCCTTGAAATTTTTCTTCAGACATCTCTGAATACTTCTCCCCGTGGTTTTCAAGGAAATTACAGCTATACCAAGCTCCAGCCTTAGATATAATACCAAATTCTATACCCATCATAAGAAGTTCTTGTATGCTATCTACACCAACACCATACCTTAACCACCCCTGAGCGGTAGATCCGGGGAATCCACCAGAAGAAGAACACAGCACTTTCCAATTTATTTGTTGGCCTATGCTACGTCCTCCAGATTCCCACGATTTTATATACTCTATGACCATGTTGGTATCAGCTTGGTATTGTATTTTTTTACCGCCATCTGCCAGCTTTGTCTTCCTACCCATCCCGCTGGTGTTGGCTATAAAATGGGTGATGAGAATTATTATTGCCCTCTGCTTTGTAACTACATTTGAGAGCCTTCTTGTGAAAGCTGCTAATATTTTCGGCAGCCCCGCTCTGAACTGCCCGCTCACATCCTCTATTAGTTCTCTCTCTGGTATAAGGGCGGAGGCTGAGTCTATTATCACAACACACTCTGGCTCCTTGCTTACGTACTTGACTACAATATCAAGATATTCTTCCGCGCTCATTGGCTCTGCATCAGACTCAACAACACGAATTTTTTCAATGTCCAAGCCCTTGACTCCACCAAGATTCATGGACTTTAGTCTGCCTTCTGCGTTAATGAAAATTACTGGTCTTGATCCATTTTCTTCTTTTTGACAGTTGGCGGCAAAATGTAGTGCTGTTGTAGTTTTCCCAGTCTTTGGCTCCCCGGTAAAAATAACCCAACTCCCCTCTCTTATACCCCCACCCAAGGCAACGTCTAGGGCCGGGCTGACCGATATGACCTTTAGGTTGGAGCTTTCCTCAAAAACATCTATTCCAGCCCTGACAACATGGCCATATTTTTTGATAACTTCCTTGGTTACAGGGTCATCAAACTTGGTATTTTTATTTTTACTCATCTAGATCTCGCAGTTTGTTTATTCCACTTCTCTTTCCAAAAGGCTTTGGAATTACTTTAGAGTTGTGAGAAGTTACGTCTATAGTCTTTTGTCTAGACAGTTCTTTTTCTAGACCGGACTGCTCAGATTCTATGAGATCGGAAAGAGCGGGGAACCGTAAGGAATATATTTTAGACCCTCGTTTACTCCTCAAAGCTCTTATAACTGCTCTCTCGTCATAATTTTTTAGAAGACGATTCGCTAGCACTACCTGCTGGGTGAAAGTGCCCTTCCACTTTTCTGTGTTCCAGAATTTATATGCCAGCGAGCCTTCGTTAGAGTTTTCGGCCATTCTTTGACACATAAGTTCTGCTATATACTGAGCCGTTGTGCAATAGTCTCCGGTGGAAGGTGATTTGTACTTGCTTCTATCTGTTCTTTTTTCAGCCATTTTTAAGTATCAAACATTCCCCGGCTAGATCTGGGTTCCTTGGTTCAGACGCTTCTGGAATCAATTCTGGAACTAGCCAGCTTTTTACAAGTAATGAGTCATTATTTTTTAACGCTCCAGCCATATACAAATGTCTGGTTGATCCCCCAAACATCTGTCCAGACACGCCCTTACAAAAGTAATAGCCTTTGTCACCCCTTCCAACCTCAATCTCGTTAGATCTAAACTTTAGTTTCATTGATTCTATATGTAAATCATTATCTTCGCAATACTTTCCAAGCCTTATCCATGCGCTATGCTCTGCAACCCCCGGTCTTCCATCATCTTGAAAAACCGTTGTTCCATTTGATAACTCTATCACCCACATAGCATTCTCGTCAGAGAACTTACCAGCATACGAGTCTATTTCAGTACAGATACTCATGCTAACCCTCTTTGATCCTATGGATACTTCCTCTGAATGATCTCTCCTTAGACTTTTTCTCTTCTTTTGACGTGACTTGTTTTTTCTCGTCGGTCAACATTGAGGCAGCTTCAGTCATGGTAGTAGCACCCTTGTCGGTTCTGGCCATGAGGTCAGAGACCTTTGTAGTGGGTTCTTCATTTTTTGGAAGACTGGACCTGTATTTCTCAATTATGTTGGGGGAACGATTAAGATCCTTTGCAAAATCTTCATCACTAAAAGTAACGTTATTTGCTATGTAAAACTTTTCTGCCTTACTTAGCGGTCCTCCTTTTGGTTTAGACATCAATCATGCTCCTTTCAGCTAATGATAAAAAAGACCTGTTCTTGCCTTCTATATACTTATAGTAATGCTCGAACACTGTTTGAGAAACTTTAACGAATTTAAAATCTCTTGACGATTCTTTGCCAGCAAAAATACCCCACGGATCAAACAAGACACCCCTCCCAAATTTCGCATAATATGTAGTACGTTCGGTCTGGGTGTTTACAGATTTTTTACAGTACGCTTTAGGGTCATTCCCATCTATTTCAACACCCTTTATTGTGTAGCAGAAAGATAGGTATGAAATCGGGTCGGGCAATTCTATATCTAGCTCTTCTCGATCATGTCTAGCCATTTTTATCTTGAAAATCCTTTATCTTTTTCTGTAACTTATTAAGGCAATCCCACTGATCTTTTCCGTCAACATACAGCAAAAAATCTTCTTGAAGACCGCATTTCTCTAGGGTTTCGTTGGGGATAAACCTTGCTGAACACTCCCCTGTGTTCATAAGGGCGTGCAGAGAGAGGTTAATCCTAAGTACTGCTCGATGCGGAGCGTCTTGTTTACCCATTATCCTCCACCCTCGATGAAATTTTTCCTTTGAGATTCAGACATCTTTTTTATCTGATCGTTTGAATACTTGCTGTCCTTACGCCACCAAGGCTCAGACTTTTTACTTTTATTTTCCATCTCTCTTTTTTCACTAAGTTCATAAGAACCCATTTTTTCGGTGTTCTTTTCCGCCCAGTGTCCAATACTTTGCGGCTCCCCCTTAACGAAGATGATGGGGGTTCCCAGAACTTTTTTGAGCTTACTTTTTTTACACTCTGGACATTTTCTTTTCTGTCTATCTTTCATAGATTGAACTATTTCAAAACTATGACTACAGGCAGAGCATTTATATTCATACGTCGGCATTTTCTTTATTTCTTACAGCATGTCTTATTCTTGATATAAAAACATCCAAAGCCTCCAAACGCCGCAGGTTGGTAAGTGGTTGCAACTCATCATCCCTAGCGCTTACAAGATCCTTGCACAATACGGTCAGTCTAAGCAAGTCCTTTGACAACGTCTCTACTATTTCGTAACCAAACATAGGATTCTCTTTGGTTAACTGTAGTATTTCGTGTAAGTTGTCTTCAGATAGTTTCATAATTATTAACTCAGCCTATCAATTATTGATCCTATGATCGGGTTTCTGATTATATCCTCAACTGTAAGTTCCATTATACCAACATTTTCAAGTTTGTCAAGACGTTTTATAATCTCATGAAAATCACAACCACCTTTATTAGACAGGTCACTTTGCTGTAGATCTCCATTGATCACAGATTTTGAATCTCTTCCAACGCGGGTTATAAACATTTTTATTTGATCAAAAGTTGCGTTCTGCGCCTCGTCTAAGATCATAAAAGCATTATGAAAGTTTCTTCCCCTCATATATTCAAGAGGAACAATTTCAATAATATTATTGTCTAATAATCTTTTTGACTGTTGACTGTTAAGATAAAGATCCATCTCTTCTAATACGGGGATAAGATATGGATGTATTTTATCTTTAAAAGAACCGGGTAAATATCCCAACCCCTTTCTGCCGGATTCTACAACCGGTCTAGTTATAATAATCTTTTCAACTTTACCCTCAGTTAGATATTCGCATGCCAAACCAACAGAAACACTTGTTTTACCTGTACCGGCTGGACCATGACACAGGGTAACTATATTGTTTGCTATTGACCGTATGTAATCAGCTTGGTTATCTGTTTTAGGGTGAAGTCGTCTTTTCTTAAGCTTTCGAGCCACTACTACCAAAACCTTTCTCGCCTCTTTCTGTTGTAGATAATTCAATTACCTCTTCAATGCTGACTGTAGGTATTGACTGTATCACCATCTGTGCTATCTTATCACCAGTCTTTATCTCATAACTAACTGGAAAATGTGGCCAGAACTGCATTCCATAACCTGAATTATTAAAACAGATCTTTATCTCTCCGGTATAGCCACTATCTATAACTCCAGCGAATCTGTGTATCCCTTTACATCCCATTGATGACCTGTCCCATATAAAGCCAACAAATCCTTCTGGGATAGAAACAGACACGCTAGTGCCTACTATGATAGTCTCTAGATGTTTAATCGTGACAGTTTCGTCCGCATAAAGGTCTATCCCTGCGTCATGTTTATTTGCCTTGGTAGGCAAGATGGCGGTATCGGAGAGGCGTTTTACCTTTAGGTCTATGTGGTTCTTGTCCACATAGTCTAACTTTATTCGGCCATCACAAGTGTCGCTATAGGTAGGAAAAAAGACCATTCATTTGTCCTCTTCAGGCTTGTCCTCGTTGTCTCTGGTAGACTCAGCATACTTTATAAAGTCTGCGTAATTTGCTTTTGATGTGATTAGATCGCCGTATGGGAACCTGTGAGATAGGTTGAAATGTTTTACTTCTGAAGACTCCTCGTCAACATAAGACAAGTGCATTACAAAACCAATATTATCACTCTCAGCTTCTGCTACGATTTTACCAATAAAAGCCTCGAATTTTTCCACGTCACTCATATTATTTCACAGGCTCCACCAGCACAGGCTATTTCTTGTTCTAGTTTTGTGTTGTCTTGTTCTTCTACGCAGGTTGTATAATCAACCGACTCGTACTGTCTTTTTGTATCCAACCATTCTTTCCAGTTGTATACATCTTTCATACAATAGCTTAACCTTTTTACGTCGCCATTCATATATTTATCAGCGAAATTTTGACATCTTTTTGCCCAAGTCTTTTTACCATTGCCCTTGACTTTTTCTCCAAGCCCCACCAAGGAGTTACAAGCGGTCCAAAGATTGTCTTCCCATAGATTGAGTGCAACTTCTATTAAACCACTCACGAACATGGCCCCATCTCCATAATGGGATATCATTTCACTGGGAAGATACACCGTTGTAAACGGTGCTTGCGGATAGTCCTTGTCTCCACTCACAGGTAGTAGAGAGACTCCGCAGAAATATCTTCTATTCTTGTAGATAAATTTTGTTACTTCATCCCATTCTTCTGGTTTCACATTGATCGTATTGGAAACATTGTGCTGAAGAAAATCTTTTACACAGAGGGACTCGTTTCTCCCTGTCATAACCCAGTTTTGTTGAGTGCTTTTTACATACTCTAAAAGACTAATGGCCCCGATCTTGTTTTTTAGTTTGGAACCATCGGGAACCTCAATGCAAAAAGATATGACATCATCACTGTCATTGGCAGACCAAACGGATTCTTGGCACGCCCTTGGATTTGTCTTCTCAAAGTGCTGATATATATTCTCCATCTTGTTAGCCTGCACCCGCCTGATATAACGCTTGGCATGATGAGGATGGATACCAGAGCTAGTCCCTAGAATGCAGCTAGACGTGCCTTCTGGCTTGACGCAGGTAGTCCTAGCAGCCGGGCTGATCCCTATCTTTGAAGCAAGCTCCCTGTTTGTCTTCTTTACTACCCTAGCACCCTCTTTTTGTATCGTTGGGTCTAAGCATATCTCGTGGTTCTCCATTATCCCGGTCATTGAAACGCCAAGAAGAGCCTCTTTTTTTAGGATTCTTTCTGTGACCTCTCCGAGATACGTCATCTCAGTAAAACCAGCTTGCAGAGTTCCTATGATGGCTGCTGCTTTACAAGACTCTAGAAATTCTTCTTTGGTCTTTACCTTTGCGCAATTGATCGTACTTAGGTTACATGCTTGCCAACCGGTTTTTCCTGTTACTTCATCAACAGGATAAAGGCCAATTTCAACACAGGGATTTACGATAAGCTCTGTAGAATCTGACCAAACAAACCCCGGCTCACCGAACTCCTTAACCGATTGCATTAATGATGCAAATTGTTCAGGACTGGTCTTATCACGAAGTAGGAGAGCAGAATTATTAGAACGGCCACGTTGAGGATTATCGTGAAACCAATTACCAGTTTTTGCGAGTTCCATCTCCTCATCTTCTGGCGAAAAGAGACAGATGGTGGCACTCCTACGTACACCGCCAGAAATAACAGAATCAGCAGCGTGCATAACAATATCATAGACATCTATAGGCCTTAGCTTTCTTTCTGAGAACTCTGCGCTTTTTAGAGCCTTGTCTAAGACCTTTTTAATATTTCCCAAAGCTTTCTTTAGCGGCTCCGGTCCGGGTGCTTTCCCGGAGCTTGAGCTTAAATATGATCCGGCTGGTCTTATTTCAGAGTAATCAAAAGTTACATTTTTCCCTTCGTATTTTGGAAACAGGTCACAGTCTTCAAAATAGCTAGTCACTAGGACGCCTACGGCGTCAGACCATCCTTCTATTGTGTCTGGGATGGTAAATTTTTTAGTACCTTCTTTTTGTTGGATCAGTCTGGGAAGCTTCCCTACATGATGTCTCTGGACGGAGAATCCAGTACCACATCCGCACAGGAGAAGATACATACACTCCTGAAAGAATCTTGGTCTGTCAATATATGATGCTATACAGTTATAGATTCTTGCATTATGTTTTAATATTGGCAATCCGCCAAATTGGAGAGCGCGCTGAGATCCCAGCACTCTCTTTTTATGCATCATGTCATAAGCCCAATCAACATCTCCGTTAATTTCAGGATATTGATGATGCATCATCTCCTTAACTCTGTCAACCGATTCTTTCCAAGTTTCCCTTCTCTTTTTTTCAGGTATCCATCTGGCATATTTAGATGCAAAAGTGTAGCTTTCCAGTTCCTTTATTGACATCGTTGTCTAAATCTTTCTTTTGTTTTTTATCTTTTTTTTATTTCTCGATTTCTTATACGT